AAAGATTTAACTGGTGGTGAGTACACAATCAATATTCATATTTGGTCACAATACAAAGGTTCTAAAGAAACCAAACAAATAATGGACAAGGTACACGATTTATTGCATGATATAGACTTAACTGTCACAGGTTTTAATCTGATAAACCTCAGATTTGAATATAGTGATATAATGAGAGACCCAGACGGTGTTACTAGACATGGAGTCATGAGATTCCGAGCAATAATATTAGGAACAAACTAATTTATTTATAGGAGATAAAAATGGCAGCACAAAAAGGTTTAGATGTCTTAATGAAAATTGACATCAGTGGAACTAAAACTACTATTGGTGGTTTAAGGTCTACATCAATAACACTTAACGATGAATCAGTAGATATAACCAACAAAGATAGTCTTGGTACTAGAACACTATTAGCAGGAGCAGGTGTCAACAGTCTTTCTGTTAGTGGTTCAGGAGTCTTTACAGATTCAGCAGCAGAAGTTGCAGTAAGAACTTCATTTCAAGCACAACAAAATACATCAAATGGTTCATCAGCACAAACAGCAGCATTTGAAACATTTGAATTCATAATACCTAACTTAGGTACTTACACTGGTGCTTTTCAAATTACTTCTTTAGAGTATGCTGGTGAATATAATGGTGAAGCAACATATTCAATGTCTTTTGAATCAGCAGGATACATTACATTTGCAGCAGCATAAGGAGTAACTTATGGCTTGGGAAAAAGTATTACTTAAAATTAACAATCAAGATGTACATGGTATGTTTAACGGAGAACAATTAGACATACCAGTATGTGATATCAAAGATACTATTAAAGTAAATGGCAAAATGATGCAAGTTATGTCATCAGTCATTGATACAAGAGATAATATTTTAAAAATAAAACTTGCAAAGGCAAGTCAACCAAAAGGAGAAAAGTCAGATGGCGAATCCACTAAAGGGTGAAATAACTGTTCAATTAGCAGATAAAGATTACAAATGTAGGCTTACTGTAGATGCAATAATGCAGATTGAAGATGCTTGTGATTGTGGTGTAATAAAACTTGCTACAAAAATGAGTGAAGGTGACATTAGATTAAATGAAATTATAAATGTTCTAACCCCTGCTCTCAGAGGTGGTGGTAATGATTTACAACGCAAAGATGTTGTAAATATAGTTCAAGAAGCTGGTATAGTAAAAGCAACTGCTGCTGTAGCTAACTTACTAGCTAAATCTCTAACTGATGATTCAGAGGAAGCAACAGACGAGGGAAAGCAAGAACAGGGGGAATAATAAGTGATTCCCTGCCTATCAGACGCTATTTTTCTATTTGTGTTGGCATGATGGGTATGTCTCCTAATAATTTTTGGCAATCTAGTCCGCAAGAAATTTATTTAGCTATAGATGGATTTGTTGAATTTAATGGTAGTAAAAAAGAAGAAGCTCCTATGACTTCTAATAGAGTAAAACAATTAATGGAGTTATATCCTGACTAATGGCTAATCCAGTTGACCAACTTATTGTAGAAATCCGAGCAGAAACTAAATCTTTGCGAAAAGGATTAGATGATGTAAACAGAAAGCTCGGAAATGCAAATAAAACAGCTAAAAAATCTGTAGCAACTTTTGGTAATTTAGCTAAAGTGTTTGCTGCTGTAGGTGCAGCTAGATTAGGTGGTGCAATTGCAAATACATCTAGAGAATTTCAAGATTTAGAAGCAACTTTAAAAGGTATAACAGGCTCAGCAGAAAGTGCTGCTAGTTCTTTTGACCTGATTAAACAATTTACAGCAACAACAACATTCCAAGTACAAAATGTAGCTAGTGCATTTACGACCCTTGTTAATGCTGGTATAGCACCAACAAGTGATGTTCTACAAGATTTTGGTAATTTTGCAGCTGGTGCTGGTAAAGATATTACACAAATGGCACAAGCTGTATTTAATGCTACAACTGGTGAAATGGAAATGTTAAAACAGTTTGGTGTTATTGCTAGAGTTGAAGGCGATAAATTAGCTGTTAATTTTAGAGGAAGCAAAGAAATGATTGGTAGAGATGCAGACTCTATCGTAGCTTTTTTAAGAAAAATATCACAAGAAAACTTTTCAACTGCTTTAGAAGAAAGAGCAAATACTGCTAGTGGTGCTATATCTAATTTAAAAGATGCAGTTTCAATCACTATGGCAGAAATAGGTGAAGGTGGATTACTAACTGTATTGACAGAAGGTTCTTTAGCATTAAAAGAACTTGCAGAAAGAGCTAAGCCTGTGGCACAAATTTTTGGTGGCATATTATTACAAACTTTTAACCTACTAAAAAACACTGTTGGTATTTTAGTGGCTAACATGAATAGCTTATTAATAGCACTTTCAATATTTGCTGCAACAAGAGCACCTGCGTTTGCTGCTTTGTTTATGGCAAAAGCTATGGGTACACTCAGAAAAGCAATTTTAGGCGTCAGAGCAGCTATGCTTTTATTACAAAAAAACCCACTTACAGCAGCTTTGGTTTTAGGTGCTTTGGCAATACAAAACTATACATCTCTTCTTGATGATGCTATTACAAAAATGAAAGAAGTAGGTGAAAGATTTGCTATTGATATGGGATTTCTAAATCCTGAACAACTAAATAAAACAGATAAAAGTGTAGAAGAACTAAATAAAGAAATAGAAGATATGCTTGATAAAATGACAAATGATTTAGACCCTGCAATGCAAACTACAGCAGAATTTACAGATGAATTAGAACAAGCTGTTACAAGTGCATCTAATGCTTTTACATCACAATTTGTAAACTCCTTACTGGATGGACAAAACGCATTACAGAGCTTTAAAGACTTTTCAAGAAATATTGTTTCACAGATTATCGCTATATTTTTGCAATTAGAAGTTGTTAACAGAATATTAGCAGCTATATTTCCTAACTTTCAGGGTACTGTAGGTACAGGATTGTTTGGGGGTGGCACAAGTGGTGCAACAGCATCGGCAGGTTTATCAAGTTCAGGTCAAGCAGGAATGGGTGGTATGCCATTAGGTCTTGGTGGTGCTGGTGGTGGTGCTATGTATGGTGGTCAGGCAAGAATAGTAGGAGAACGTGGTCCTGAAATTTTTGTACCACATACTAGTGGCAATTTAATGAACAACATGAATAGCAAAAATGCTATGGGTGGCGGTACTACAGTAATCAATCAATCAATAAACTTTGCTACTGGTGTTGTACCTACTGTAAGAGCAGAAGTAATGAAAATGATGCCACAGATAGCTGATGTTACAAAAGGTGCTGTTGCAGAAGCTGCGGTACGTGGTGGCAGTTATAGGAGAGCATTACAAGGTGGCTAAATTAATTACAATGCCTACAACACCTAATTTTGTGACAAGTAATTTCTCACTTGTTAGAACTGTAGGAACAACTGTATCGCCTTTCACAGGTAAAACTAAAACACAAGAATTTGATGGTGTTTATTGGACTGCTGAAGTTTCATTACCACCTATGCGTAGAGATGTTGCTGTTAATTGGCAATCTTTTTTATTAGACTTAAATGGACCAGTAAATACTTTTAAATTTGCTGACCCTGATGCTTTATCTAATCAAGGTACTTATACAACCGCACACCTTACCAGTGAACTAAGAACTAATAATACTAATGTAACTTTATCATTTGCATCTAATGGAACATTAACAGCTAGTGCATCAACTTTTGCAAATACTAAAGTTGGAGATTTTATAGTTATTACTGGTGCAACCAATGAAGAAAACAACGGAACATTTAAAGTAACTACAGTAACAAGTAATACAGTTGTTGTAACAGATGGTGATTTTACAACAGAAAGTAATACAGCAAGTTGTAAAGTAAGAACCAATGTTAAAGGTGCTACAGGATTATGTCTTAGAGCTTCTACAACAGGTGCTAGTGGCACTATAAAGAAAGGTGACTACCTAAGTATACAATCAGCAGCAAGTTCTACAGGAACACCAGCACAATTAGTTATGGTAGTAGAAGATGCAACAGCAACTACTGATTCAGGTAACGATTTTTACTCTGTAAAGACTGAGCCAAAACTAAGGTCTGATTTAGCTAGTGGACATTATGTAGTTTTTACAAACCCTAAAGGAAATTTTAGATTAATTAGTAATGAAGTAAGTTGGTCAGCAGATAGAATTTCTAACTATGGTATAAGTTTTTCATGTACTGAGGTAATTTAATATGGCAACTAGACAAGGATTAGATAGTTCTATCGTAAATCGTCTAGGTGCAGATGAACAGGCTTTATTTTTAGCAGTAAAGGCTGAGTTTGATACAGATATTGTTAGGGTTTGGACTGGTATTGACGACTTAACAATAGACTCTGAAACATATACTGGTGCAGGTCAATTATTATCAATAAGTAATGTTGAAGAAAGCACTGATTTAAAATCAGCAGGTTTATCAGTCGGTATATCAGGAATGGACACTACTGTACTTAATATTGCATTAACAGAAAATTATCAAAATAGATTTATAACTTTATATTTAGGTTATCTTATGGGTAAAACAAACGAAGTTGCAGGAACTCTTGTTTTATTTAAAGGTAGAATGACATCATTAAGTGTTTCTGATACACCACAAGGTTCTAACATATCAATAAATGCAGAAAATAGATTAATTGATTTAGATAGACCATCTAACTTTAGATACACAAAAGAATCACAAAATTTTCTTCATAATGGTGACACAGGATTCAATAGAGTTGCATCTTTACAAGACAAAGAAATTATATGGGGTAAACAATCAGATACAGGTAGTGGTGGAACTGGTAGTGGTAGTAATAACAGAGCTGCAACAATTGCAAGAAATAGAGCAGAAGAATGAAAAAAATCTTAGACTGGGAAATAAAATTTAACGATTTTATTGAAAAAAATAAAAACAAAACTTTTAAATGGGGTTCTTGGGATTGTTGCAAATTTTCTAATGCCCTTATAAAAAAAATTACTAATGAAGATTTAATACCAAAAAGTCTTAAATGGACAGATGAAAAAAGTGCTATGCAGGCTATAAAAACATATAACAAGACTTTACTTAAAAGTATTGAAAAGGCTTGTAAATCTAAGGGTGTAAAAGAAATAGATAAAGCATATATGACCAAAGGTGATTTGGTTGTATATAAAGAAGAATCAGAATTAGTCGGTATATCAGATGGTATGAATGTACTTACACCTACAGATGATGGTATAGGCGTTAAAAATAATGTAAATGTTTTAAAGGTGTGGCGAATAGATGGCTAAGCAAATAAAACAAGCAGTAGTAGCAGCTTTAGTTGTATATATTGCAGTAACAACTGGTGTAAGACTTGATATATTAGCAGCAGGTTTTGATGTTGCAGCAGCAGTTTACATGACATTTGCCACAACCTTAATAGGTGGTGTTATTGGAAAAATGACATCTAAAGGTATTGATGCTTCATCAGGTAATTTTGGAACAAAATTTGCAACACGAGAAGCTGTAGCACCAAGACAAATTATATATGGTAAAGCTAGAGTTGGTGGAACTATTGTACACATGGAAACAACTGGTACTGATAATTATTTATTA